CACTTGAAACATGTGCTTGATCAAGTGTATTCCCTTTACCAGCAGTATGGCCCAGACGAAGAATACTTTCGTGTTACCGGGATGCAAGACATGCAGAAATATGCCAAGGGTAATGCTGGTGAACGATTTGATTTTTACATGCAGTTTGATGCAGCGACACAAGATCCAGAGCAAATGCTTGAGCGTACAAAAGCGATTGCCGAGCTGGGTGGTATGCTAGACAAGAATGGCACGCTAGACACCGAAAGATTATTACAAATTGCAGTGGGACAGATTTTACCAGGGGCTGCGGAAAGTATTATGCTTCCCAAAGAAACCGCATCGCAGAAAGCAATGGATGAAGAAAGGCAAACCATTGCAGAAATCTTTGCAGGTGTACCACCCAATGTTAAACCAAACGATGCGCACGAGATGAAACTGCAAGTGTTTCAACAATGGTTGGCACAACCAGACATTACACAAAAAGTACAGCAAGATCCTGCCTTACAGGAGCGCATAAATGGATACTTGCAACAACGACAATTTGCCATCCAACAAAAACAAAACGCTGAAATTGGCAGGCTGGGAGCAACTCCCACACAATTCGGTTCAACAGGAGCAGCACAAGCAGGAGGATAAGATTATGCCACCGATGGGAAAAGGGACTTATGGGACAAAGGTAGGTAGACCACCTAAGAAGAAAAAGAGAAAGTGTGGCAAGCGGAAGACCAAGTAAAGTAAATAGCCCCAGGCGTATCCGTAAGGGTGAACCGGGTTATGGAAAAAAGAAGTTTGTAGTTTATGCTTCTGAAGGTGGAAAGAAAAAGACCATCCGATTTGGTGACGCAAACTTGAGTATCAAGAAAAACCAACCAGCACGCAAGAAGAGCTACTGTGCAAGGTCAGGTGGAATTAAAGGAAAAAGTACTAAATTAAGTGCCAATTATTGGTCACGCAAAGCATGGAATTGTTAGATGAGTTTATACAAAAATATACACGCAAAAAGAAAACGTATTAAAAAAGGGAGTGGTGAGAAGATGAGAAAGCCTGGAACAAAAGGCGCACCCACTGCCAAGGCATTTAAGAAGGCAGCTAAGACTGCAAAGAAAAGGCGTAAGTGATGTGTCCCATCTGCAACGAGAAGTGTACTGGATCGTATTGCTGGTTATGTTCTTCATCGAACGGGAAGCAATCATAGAGATGTTTTTATTGAGCCTACGATTAATCATACAATTTACACAATGAGTCCACGCAAGAAAAAGACCTACCACGAAATTGACCCGGAAGAAGCAATCCAGGCATTATCAATTCTCAAGAACGACCCTCACTTTAAGCAATACGTTATGATGCGTGAAGCAATGAGGGAGGAAGTAATCCGGCAATTACAAACTCCTGCAATCATAGACAGCACCAACAGGCATTACATGCTGTGTGGCAAGCTTGAAGCAATTGATGAGGAACTAGACACCTTTTATAAACTGTAACTTTTCTTGTAGTATATGGTTCATTGTTATTCCCCCGTGTCCTTTGTGGGGTAAGGGCACGGGGGTTTTTTATTGCATTCTGTAGTCGTTTGTAGTACATTTTGCTACACTAGGCAATCTATGCCTTGCTCATATGGAAACATTAACAGAAGAGGTTGTCTCAGAATCCTCCGAAAATTCTGCTGAAAATAGTTTAACGTCTGGTGAAGGTAACCTAACGATGGCAGAACTTGCATCAAGTTTGATGCAGAAACGCCAAAGCGAGGATACCGAAACCACAACCGAGGAGGAATCAGAACCCGTTGCAGAACAATCTACGGAAGAAGAAGAACCTTCGGATCAGTCTGCTGAAGAGCCGGATGAATCAGAGGAATCTGAGCCGCCCGTACAACCTTCAGATGTTCTTTCAAAGTTTAAAGACCTGGATTTGGATTCATTATCCGAGGAGGAGTCAAAGGAATTAGCCAAGCATCTCAATGCTTCTGCAATCAAAAGGTTTGGTAAACTAACCGCGCAGAAACATGCACTGCTTGCTGAGAACCAAGAACTCCAAGCACAAGTTGAGCAAGCACCCGTGCCTGCTGAACAACCTGCATTCCTCAAGGATAATGCCCTGCATAACGTCAACGACATCAACGCACTTACCAAGGAAGTTGAGAACCTTAATACGCTCATAGAATGGGCAGATGAAGGGATGGAAAACGAAACTGAGTACGATGACGCTGGTAATGAATACGTGGTTAAAGATGCAGAGAAGACTTACACCAAAGCGGATCTCCGTAGAATCAAAGCGAATGCAAAGAAGATACTTCGCAAAGATGCTCCGGCAAGAGAAGCCTGGATTAAGGAAAGACAAGCATCCGATCAACAAGCAGTTCAAACTTTTGAGTTCCTAAGTGATGGAGAAAGTGAGGACTACAAAATGTTCATGCAGGTAAAAGCAAGTCCGCTTTACAAGCCATTAGTCGAACACCTACCCAACAGCAACTTTGCACTTGGGTTAATGGTGGAAGGATTAAAGTCAGTGAAAGCAAGACAAGCCAATGCAGGTCAACCGAAGAAATTGAAGAAACCAACCGCTCCTGTCGCATCGGCAGAAGCAGGTGCAAGTAAACCAAGGTCTGAGGGAAGTAAACATAAGAAAGCTGTACAGGCCGCTCATGCTAAATTTGAGAAGTCAGGCAACATAGCAGACTACCAACAATATATAAAACTAAAGCGATCAATCGCATAAATTTAAACTTAATAGGAGGATATAGATATGGCTAAAGCCAGCAGTTATAACACAGTCGGAAATAAAGAAGACATAATGTCGACAATCACAATTCTAGAGCCAGAGGCCTGCCCTCTGATTTCTATGGCAAAAAAAGGAAAAGCATCTGCAACATTCTTCGAATGGCAAGCGGACTCCCTTTTATCGCCTGACTTTTCTGGAGTTGAAGAAGGCGAAGATGTTTCAAGTTTTACCAACCAAACAGCAAACCGTGCGCGTCTTGGAAATTACGTTCAAAAATTTAGAGATACCTTCCAAATTTCAGACATCCAGGAGCTTGTAGACACAGCCGGAGTTTCAAACGAAATGGCATTGGCCGAGTCTAAAAGTATAAGACAAATTAAGCGCTCAATTGAAAGTGCATTTTGTTCCGCACAGGATCGTCAAGCAGACTCTGGATCTGGTTCACCTTACAAAACTCGTGGACTTCTCAAATGGTTAGGAGTTGGTGGACAACCTTCAGACGTTCCTGCTGAGTATCAGAATGTTGCAAACGACACTACTGCTACGCAAACCGAAACAACCTTCAATAATGTTCTTCAAGAACTTTACGAAGCCAACGGAATGCCCGGTGGACAGTTGACCTTGCTTGCAGGCCCAGGTCTGAAGAGAGAGATTTCTGACTTCTCAAGAGTTTCTTCTTCAACTCGTAACACATATCAAGTTAACCAGGATGCTGAGTCTAAGAAGATCACGCTTTCAGTTAATTTATATGAAGGAGATTTTGGGGTGGTTTCGGTCGCAAGTTCGCTGTTTATAAATCGCACGTCAGGAAGCGACACAGTAGACGCTGATGCAGGTCTCTTAATTGATCCAGAGTACATTGGTATGCAGTCCTTGAAATCCGAATCAGTAACTGAATTGGAAGACCAAGGAGGCGGGCGCAGAGGTTTCGTTGATGTAATTTGTGGTTTGGTCTGCAATAGCCCAAAAGCACACGGATTTTTTAACTGATAACACTTAACATTAAGGAGATTTAAGATATGCCAGAATTATCAAATAACGAAGCAGGACGTGGTTTCACGCATGTGTATACCGCAACCTATGAAGACCTACAGACTATCGGCAATGGTGGTCAATTAACCATCGCAACTATACCAGCAGGTGGTGCAGTTGAACTTGCTGGTGTATACGAAAGTGTCGCATTTGCAGGTACAACCTCCCTCGTCATTGACGTAGGAACAACCACAGGTGACCCGGATGAGTTCATTGATGCTCTTGATGTGGATGGTATGTCCGCACCTGTGTTCAACACAGGAGATGCATTCACAGGTGGACAATCACAACCTGTCGGTGGAACAAGCACAGCAACTTCAATTGTCTTGGAAGTAACAGACGCAGCGATTGCATCAGCAACTGCTGGAGAGATTGTTATCGGATTACGTATCGTTGACCTTGGTCAATTTGCTTAATTGCAATTAGGATTTGGGGAGTGATCTGCGTAGCGGGTCACTCCCTTTTCCACATCAATTTATCATGGCAGAAATATTCATACCAAAGTGGAAAGCATCTCAGGGCAACGGAACGCAGTTTATGAAGAACCTGGAGAAGCACTTGCGTTACGAAGTAGACTTGGAAAAGTACGAAGCAAAGAAACGTGAGATTGAGGTAGGCAAAGAGAATCAACTTGGTGGACAAGTTGAGGGACTTGGTCAGTTAAAAGCGACTATACCTGCCCGTGAGTTCTTTCGCTGGGATCAATATAAAAAAGGCTGCTGGGGGGACAAGGCGTTCATCAATGAAATGCTACGTGATAATCCTAGCTTCAAAGCCAAATCATTTTCTAAGAAGACCTTCGTATCTGGAGGCTTCGACAAACCAAGCTTCGCATGAGGAAGATAGCAGTAAGCACCATGTTGACCAACCTAGTGAGTATGGTTGGCGTGGATTCATTCCTTACTGCTGAATCAACTGCTGCGGTTCGCAGTTTTAACCGCTTTGGCAAGTTAGCATGGGATCGCACTGCATGGCCTTTTAATTCAGTCATCTCGCAAGTTATCCCAGACCTTCGAGTACGAAGCGTACAAGTGGGTAGTGGTGGAGCGAGTTACACATCCGCACCTACAGTTGCATTTAGTGGTGGAGGTGGAAACTCCGCAGCAGCGACTGCCACAATAAACGCAGATGGAGAAGTAAACGGAGTTGCAGTGACCAATAATGGCACAGCATTCACAGGAGTACCTACAGTCAGTTTTAGTGGCGGTAGTGGAAGTGGAGCAACTGCAACTGCGAGCATGCTTACTTACATTGATTTTGGCACAACCATAAGCGAGATATTCCGGGTCACAGATAATGACCCTTACGGATCAATTGGAGCAAACGATTTAGCATATAGAAATATTGCAGACGCAAGTGGAAGCACGGAATACGGAGAAGCAGTTCTGCCCAACCGAGCAAGCAACGCCCCTGTGTGGGTACATTACCGGGCAGGCTTTCCCGAATATGCAAGTGACTCATCAGTATTCCCATACATATTCAGCGAGTATGCCTTAACGGGGGCATATGGCATGTGGTTGGAGGCAGACTCGCAATTTGAAAAAGCACAGGTTATTTACGCACAAGCGGAACAAATCATACAAACCGAGTTGGACAAGCTTGAACGACAAGAGGGGCAATCCACCCCATTACAATTTATTACTTACGGAACAACGGCAGCAACGTCTGCATAAAAGGGAACAAACATTATGGCATCAGAATATCGAGGACTCGGACTAAATGGTGGAATTTATATCAATGATACTGCTGCAAGCACAGGCAAATTCTTTGCGATAGTTGCAACGGAAGACACAGTCATTGCGAGTATTACAAGCAATGTAACCAACTTGTCTGACATTTGCACTGGGCAGGATGCAACTATTCTAGCTGCAAACACTGCAATTTATGGAAACATAAGTTCCATCCAGCTTTCAAGTGGTGCAATCATAGCATACAACATATAAATGTGCGCTTTAGGACTAGATTTAAATGTTGGCGCACCTCGTGTATTTACAAGTGGTGGTGTGCCATCACCTGACGGGGTCATCATAACCGAAGGCGGGACATTTATTATTATTACTGAGAACGAAGTCGATATGTTGGCTTTTGAGCCAGCTGGCAATGTCACTCGGTCTTATGCTAATTCTGATAATACTCTTCTACTGACCGTAACTGGAAGTAGTGCCGCTTTTACATGGTCAGCGGTTAGCGGTGCAATAGATTATAAACTCGTTATTGGGATAGTCGGAGGGACTACTATTAACCCCCTTTTCACTCCACCTCTACAAAGTGGGACTCTAGATTTAAATGCTTATTTCACATCTGGGGATGTATTATATGCATACTTAGGCACTCAAACTTCAATTGGTGGGCCTTATTCAGGCGGCCCGCCAATCTCAGGCATAACTTTTTAACCTTCAACGGAGGAACTTAAAATCGCAAATCTCAAAATATCAGAACTCTCACCTTTTTCAGGCACACCCGCATCCACCGATGTCGTACCGATGGTCGATAACAGCGGTACGGCAACCACTAAAAAGGTATCACTCGCAAATATCGTAAACCTGGCAAATGTCGGAAACTTACGGGCGGCTAATAATTTAGCCGATTTAGCGGATGCAAGTTCGGCGAGGGGCAGTTTAGGACTCGGTGATGCG